GCTGGGCTGCTGTTGATACAACGGAATCTCCCGGTTGGACAGTAATTTCTACTCAGTAGGAGAATTAAATGGCAAACACATCGCTAATTGGACTAACCCTCCCAGTACAAGGAACTCTATCCGGTAGCTGGGGTAATACGGTTAACAACGCGATCTCCCAGATTGTGGACGTTGCGGTAGCTGGTACACAGACAATTACAACTGATGCAGACATTAATTTGGCTGTTACAACAGGTACTGATTCAAGTACAGGTCTAACAGCCAATAGCTCTCAGTATGCGGTTCTTCTGTGTACTGGCGCACGTACAGCACTGCGTTTTATTAATACTCCAAAGCAAAGTAAGACTTACGTTGTTATCAACGATACGACAGGTGGTTTTGCGGTAACAGTTCGTGGTGGCCCTACAACCCCTACAACGGGCGTAACGGTAGCGGCTGGTACACGGGCAATCATTGCTTGGAATGGCTCTGACTTTGTTAATGTGGGCGGTGGCTCTGCTGGTGGCTCTAACACACAGGTTCAGTTCAACAGTTCTGGCTCGTTTGGTGGTTCTGCTAACCTGACTTTTGACGGCACAACGCTGACAGCCAATGATCTAATTGACTCTTCGCTAACAGCCAACAAGCCTGTATTTACAAATGGCACTAAGAACCTAGTGTCTACTGGAACGCTTGGTGTGGATCAAGGCGGTACCGGCCTTACTACTTTGACTGCTAACAACGTTATTCTAGGTAACGGAACATCAACACCAACTTTTGTAGCACCTAGCACAGCAGGTAATGTTTTGACTTCTAATGGCACAACGTGGGCATCCACTGCTCCGGCGGCTTCTGGTGCTACCAAGGGTCAGGCAATCGCTTTCTCAATCGTATTCGGTCTGTAAGGAACTATCATGGCAAATCCAAATATTGTTAACGTCACGACCCTAACGGGCAATACAACGTATCTAACACCCGGTAACACAACGGCTAACACTCTGCTATCTAACGCCGCATCTTCTGGTCTGGTCTACAAGATCAACCAGATCGTGTGTGCCAATGTAAACGGCTCAAGTGCTGTAAACGCAACGGTGGCTATTAACTCAGCCGCCGCTGGCGCAGGTACAAACTACCCAATCATCTCTACTATCTCAGTGCCAGCTAGTGCATCTGTGATCGCAGTAGATAAGACCACGGCGGTGTACCTGATGGAGAACTCATCCATTGTGGTGACATCTGGTACATCTAGCGGTATCACTTACACGATCAGCTACGAGTCTATTGCTTCTTAAGCGAGGAACAGTATGTCTATAAGACAAATGTTTCCGGGGAGTATTGTTAAGCCGGGGTTTAATCCTCTAGCGGCTCAAACGCCTTCGTACACATACTATTTGTATACTTGGGGACGTAATAATGATGGTCAATTGGGTCTTGGAAACACTACAAGTTATTCATCACCCAAGCAAGTTGGTTCACTGACTACGTGGTTAAACATTGCCAATGGTTATGCTTTTACATTAGCCACTAAGACTGATGGAACCTTATGGTCTTGGGGTACTGGAGCGCAAGGCCAATTGGGTTTAGGTAATACAACCAGTTATTCTTCTCCAAAACAAATTGGGGCTTTAACAAATTGGGCGAGCGTGGGGTGCGCTTCGCAAGCATCTTTTGCTGTTAAAACAGATGGCACTATATGGTCTTGGGGGGCAGGTGGTAGCGGTAAACTTGGACTTGGAAACACTACATCTTATTCTTCCCCAAAACAAATTGGCTCTCTTACAAACTGGTCAAAAGTAATTGGTGGAACACAATCGGGTTTTGCAATTAAGACTGACGGAACTTTATGGGCGTGGGGAGTTAATACCAATGGACTTTTGGGTTTAGGAGACACTGTAAGTAGATCATCTCCTGTGCAAGTTGGGGTTTTAACTAACTGGTTAAATCTTTCCGCTGGTTATTACAACACACTTGCCAGTAAAACTGACGGCACTCTGTGGTCTTGGGGTAGAGGTAGCTTTGGTTGTTTAGGTCTTGGAAACACAACCAACTACTCGTCACCAAAACAAATTGGTGCATTGACTTCATGGCTAAATGTTGCATCTGCTTATTTTGCTGGTTTTGCAATTAAAACAAATGGAACTGCTTGGGCTTGGGGGCAAAATAACGTTGGTCAATTGGGGCAGGGAAATACAACAAATTATTCTTCACCTATGCAAATAGGTGCTTTAACAAATTGGTCAACAATTTCATCTACACCTTCACTTGGAGGCTCATCAACAGCAGTTCTTGCAATCAAAACAGATGATACTTTGTGGGCATGGGGATCTAATGCACAAGGGCAATTAGGATCAGGAAATTTAATTGACAGATCATCTCCAGTGCAAGTAGGAGCCTTAAGCACTTGGGAGAGTGTTAAGTGTTTTGGGCAATTTGTAACAGCACTCGGATACTAATATGCCAATAACATACCCCGGCGTTCAATACTCAGGCATCTGGACAATGCAACAGGTGAATGCCGCTATTGCGGCTGGGACTTGGCCTTCACCGCCTGTGACGGGGCCTCGTTTGTTTTCATGGGGTGATAACAACCAAGGGGCGCTTGGGCTTGGTAATATAACTAACTACTCCTCCCCTAAGCAAGTTGGTTCATTAACAGATTGGCTACAAATATGTGCTGGTGGTTATAACAATACATCTGCCGCCATTAAAACTGATGGTACTTTATGGACTTGGGGTTACAACGGAAATGGGCAACTTGGTCTTGGTAACACTACTAATTACTCAAGTCCAAAACAAGTTGGGGCTTTAACTGGTTGGACTCAAGTTTCTAGTGGTAGATTTAACATGACTGCCGCAATAAAAAGTAATGGAACGTTGTGGTTAATGGGCGCTGGCTCTTATGGACAATTAGGCTTAGGAAATACAACTAGCTATTCCTCTCCAAAGCAACTTGGTGCGCTGACAAATTGGGCTTCTGTCTCTTGTGCTAATGCCGGGGTAAGAGCAATAAAAACTGATGGTACGCTTTGGGCATGGGGTTATAACGTACTTGGCGCACTTGGAGATGGAACATTAACAAATCGTTCTTCCCCAGTTCAAATTGGTGCATTAACAACTTGGGCAAAAGTTGGTGCTGTTGGTAATTTTACACTTGCCATTACAACAAGTGGAGCTTTGTACGCTTGGGGTGGAAATAGTACAGGCTCTTTGGGTTTAGGCAACACTACGTATTACTCTTCCCCTAAACAAGTTGGTTCATTAACTAATTGGGCTTATGTTGCTCCGGGAATGTCCTCCTCAATTGCTTTAAAAACTGATGGTACGCTATGGGCTTGGGGATTAAATAGCAGTGGTCAACTTGGTTTTGGTAATCAGACAAACTACTCTTCTCCAAAACAAGTTGGCTCTTTAACTACTTGGTTAAAAATTGCTGGAACCTATACAAGTACTTATGCCATCACAACATCTGGAGCATTATATGCTTGGGGTTCTAATAATGTTGGTCAATTAGGTCTTGGAAACATAACAGCATATTCATCGCCTAAACAAGTTGGCTCACTTACAACATGGACTACATTAAGTACATTTGGTGGTAATGCAAACAACATTTTGGCAATAGGTGTAAACACAGTATGAACAAAACACTGCACTTCCTCTCTGGCATTCCTCGTTCTGGCTCAACAGTCCTTGCGGCTATTTTGAACCAGAACCCAATGACTCATGTATCCACCACATCTGGGCTTGTCCACGCCCTTGATGGCTTGGCTAATACATGGCACTCAGCGGGTCTTCTCAATGAGAACGACCCCACCAGAGAGAAACTTGCACAAACCATGCGTGGGTGCATTGATGCGTTTTACGCTGATACAGACAAGCCTGTCATCATTGACAAGTCTCGTGGTTGGCCTATTCCCCAGATCATGGGTGCTATGTCTCAGGTGATTGGTCGCCCATGCAAGGTGATCGCTACGGTTCGTCCTGTTCCTGACTGTATGGCTTCATTTGTCCGTGTGGCAAAGCCTGCTGATCTGGATGAGTTCATGTATTCAGGCCAGTTAGCTGACCACCTGAAAGCCGCTTACCTGTCTTTAGAAGCTGGCTACGCCGCCATGCCAGAGAACTTCTTGATGGTTGAATACGACAAGCTGTTGGCTGATCCCCGCGCAGAACTTGCCCGTATCCATGAGTTCTTGGAACTGCCTGAATACGATTACGACTTCTCCAACATTGACGGCTCGTCAGTTAAAGAAGACGATGAGAATCTGCACGGCTACGCTGGTATGCACGATGTCAAGCCAGTCTTGGCTAAACAGCACAACGACAAGTCCAAAGACCTGTTAAAGCACCACTACAACCAGTTTTGCCAGCCAGAGTTCTGGAGTGGTAATGCACGGACGATGCCTGAGTTGGATGACCTTGATCTACAGGTAGCCGCAGGCAAGATGGGTGATTTTGCTGAAGGCTGGAGACTGTCTGAGAAGCTCCACGCAGAGCGTCCTAACGACCACCGTGCGGCTTATAACCGTTCATGGTATCTACTCAAACAGGGTCAGATTGGTGAAGGCTACAAGCAGATGGATCGCGGTCGCTACTGCGGGATCATTGGTGAGCGCCGCCCAGACACACCAGCCCCTGAGTGGGACGGTAAGACCAAAGGTACGATTCTCTTGTACTGCGACCACGGCTTGGGCGATCAGATTCACCAAGTGCGCTATGCCCGTGATCTAGTGGCTAGGGGTAATAAGGTAGTGGTCTGCTGCTCAGGTCAACTGGCTGGCCTGTTCTCAGGCATTGAAGGTGTATCCGCTGTTGTTCAAGTTGGTGCTGAGTTTGGCGTGTTCCACGACTTCTGGTGCTATGGTATGACAGCCCCTAACTACCTTGGTTATGAGATGTCAGACCTGCGCGGCGATGCTTACATCACTAAGCCTACGACCATCAAAGGCCGTAAGAAACGCATCGGTATCCGCTGGCAGGGCAACAGTAAGTTTGAAGACGACCACAACAAACGCTTCCCCTACGATTTGTTGTTTGCCGCAGTAAAAGATGCTGACGCAGAATTCATTTCTTTACAGCGTGATGAGGGTGCAGATGCTTGCCCAACATGGGTAAAACAAGTACCATTAAACACATGGGCAGACACCCAAGCTGCGGTAGCAAGTTGTGATCTGGTGATCTCTTCTTGCACATCTGTCAGCCATTTGGCGGCGGCTATGGGCGTTGAGACTTGGGTAGTGATTCCAGTGATGGGCTACTACCTGTATGCGTTAGACGGCGACAAGACACCTTATTACGACACCATGACTTTATTCAGGCAAGAAGTATTTGGCGAATGGGAAGCTCCGTTTGAGAAGATCAAGGAGCGTTTAAACGCTAACCGTGCCGCACTGAGGAGCGTAGCGTGAGCTTTAGATATGCCGCTGGGATAAACAAGCCGGGTTTTAATCCGCTTGGAACCCAGACGACCACTTACTTATATAACTTATTTAGCTGGGGAAACAACGCTAGTGGGCAACTTGGTTTAAATAACAACACTTATTATTCCAGTCCTAAACAAGTTGGCTCGTTAACTACTTGGTCAGCAATTTCTGGCGGCAATCAATATGTTGTAGCTATTCAAACAAATGGAACATTGTGGTCGTGGGGTGAAAACGGAAATGGTCAGCTTGGTTTTGGAAACACAACAGCTTACTCTTCCCCAAAACAAGTTGGCTCGTTAACTACTTGGTCAAAAGCAAGTGCTAATTTTCGGTCATCTTTGGCAATAAAAACAGATGGAACTTTATGGTCGTGGGGGTGGAACAATTTAGGTCAATTAGGTTTAGGCGACAGAACAGATCGTTCTTCACCCATTCAAATTGGAGCTTTAACAACTTGGGCGACAGTATCTAATTCACCATACAGTAAACTTAATTTTGCTATTACAACATCCGGCGCACTTTGGGGTTGGGGTCAGAATGCCAATGGTCAGTTAGGTTTAGGAAATACAACTTCTTACTCATCTCCAAAACAAGTTGGTGCGCTAACAAATTGGCTAAAGGTGGCTGGTGGAGCATACTTTACCCTTGCTGTAAAAACTGATGGCACATTGTGGTCATGGGGAAATAGCGCCTATGGACAATTAGGGTTAGGTAACACAACAGAATACAATTCACCTAAACAAGTTGGCGCTTTAACAAGTTGGTTAAATATTTCCGCAAATTATGGAAGTTCGTTTGCTGTTAAAACAGATGGGACTATTTGGGCGTGGGGTAGAAATACTTCTGGGCAACTTGGCTTGGGAAATACTACAGATCGCAATTCTCCCGTGCAAATTGGTGCGTTAGCAAATTGGTTAACTGTATCGACAAGTGGAACAACTCAAGGTGCAATGGCCATTAAAACAGATGGAACTTTATGGGGTTGGGGTGCTAATGGTGATGGTCAACTAGGGAATGGGAATATAACTACAACATCAAGCCCGATACAAGTTGGCGCATCAACTACTTGGTCTAAAGTAACTAGTTTAAATGGCGCTACAGTGGCAATAGGATAACGTAATGGCAACAGCACTCGTATCAGGCGTTCAATACTCAGGTATCTGGAACATCAGCAGTCAAGCCAATGCTAAGGCGGCGGGGACTTGGCCTTTAGCGCCTGTGCCGGGTTTATATTCATGGGGTAGAAATACTGATGGTCAGCTTGGCTTAGGTAATACAACATCATATTCAAGTCCAAAACAAGTTGGCTCTTTAACAAACTGGGCTTCAATATCTACAAATTCTTATAGCGTACATACTTTAGCTGTTAAAACAGACGGTACGCTTTGGGCTTGGGGAAGTAATTCGTATGGTCAACTTGGATTAGGAAATGTAACTTATTATTCTTCCCCAAAACAAGTTGGCGCTTTGACTGCTTGGTTAAAAATAACTACTGCGTATGCCGCTAGTTTTTCTATAAAAACTGATGGGACATTGTGGTCATGGGGAAACAATACTTATGGTAAATTAGGATTAAATAACGAAACAAATTATTCAAGTCCAAAACAAATAGGCGCTTTGACTAATTGGTCAAATATTGCTGGTGGAAATTTTGGATGCATAGCCATTAAAACAGATGGAACTATTTGGACTTGGGGTTATAACGCAGACGGCAGATTGGGGCTTGGTAATCTAACTAATTATTCTAGCCCCAAGCAAATTGGTGCATTAACTACTTGGTTAAAAGTTTTTTCTGGTTACTCTAGTGGTTTTGGAATCAATACAAGTGGGGCAATGTGGGGTTGGGGTAGAAATGGCGCTGGGCAACTAGGTTTGGGGGATGTCACTACCCGTTCATCTCCAGTTCAAATTGGAGCATTAACTACTTGGTCATCTGTTAGTAGTTCAGCGGGTGGAACATCTGCTAATGGATTTACTTTATCAACAAAAACAGACGGAACATTATGGGGTTGGGGTATAAACGCCCATGGTCAACTAGGTTTAGGTAATACAACTCCATACTCCTCCCCAGTACAAGTTGGAAGTTTAACTACTTGGAGTTCTGTGGCGGGTGGTTCGTCTTCTACATTAGCAACTACTTCTGGCGGTGCTTTGTGGGCTTGGGGTCGAAATAACAATGGTCAATTAGGTCTAGGAAATACAACCAATTATTCCTCACCAAAACAAGTAGGAAGCCTAACAAATTGGCTTACTATTGCTAGCGGCCCTTATTTCTGTATCGGTATTGCATCTTAAAAAATTAACATTTTTAACAAGGAGTCTTAAATGACACATTATGTACAAGTCCTCAATGGTGAGGTCAAACAAGTGATATAATGTGTGCATGGACGCACACTACTGTTACTACATTTACGCTTATCTACGGGATGACGGGACTCCTTATTACATAGGAAAAGGGAAAGGCAGGCGCTTACGAGCACCGCACAAGAAGAACATTGCCGTTCCCAAGAATCGTACAAGAATTGTTTTGATGGAATCTAATTTGTCGGAAGTTGGTGCACTGGCGTTGGAACGCAGATACATTGATTGGTACGGTAGAAAAGATATTGGCACAGGGATATTAAGAAATTTGACTGATGGTGGAGAAGGTCAGTCTGGGCGGGTTTTATCTGAAGACCACAAGGCAAAGATAAAAGCGTCATTGATTAAGAATGCTTTTTGGATTGGCAAAATAGTTCCAGATGATGTGCGGCAAAAGATGTCGGTTGGAAGAACTGGAATGAAGTTATCCGAGGAGCATAAAAACAACATTCGTCAGTCTTTGCTTGGTAAAATTAAATCTGAAGAAACAAGGTTGAAGTTGAGCCAAGCAAACAAAGGCAAACCAAGCAACCGCAAGGGTGTTAAAGTTTCCGATGAAACAAGGCAACGAATGATTGAAGCTCGAAACAAAAGAGTTTTGAAAACTGTTAATTTTTAAGGAGTAAGTTATGACACACTATGTCCAAGTAATTGGGAACGAAATTAAACAAGTATGGGACACACCTCCCGCAGAAGGCGTAGGCAACAACGGCTGGCGCAACGCTGTCGAAGTTCGTCCTGCCATTCAAGCTGGTCGCCAAGGCTACACAGCCCACCGCTTTGACTTGAACGCTGACCCCGTGCAGATCATCTGGGACACCTACGAAATCTCCGTAGATGACCGCAAAGGTGGCATGAAGTCTAACGCTGGCTTTGAGTTCCAGATGGTTGTGAACCAACAGGCTCGTAACCCTGCGACTTATGATGCCGCTGCCATTGAAACTGCTCGTCAGGCTATGGTTGCCAAGCAAGCCGCAATTGATGCCTGCACTACGCACGACCAGCTTGACGCTCTGTGAAGCTCAATCTTGGCTGTGGATATAACAAGCTAGACGGCTACATCAATGTAGACCATGACCCTCTATGCAATCCTGATATGGTTGCAGACCTAGAGGGTACGCTCCCATTTGAAGACAGCACGGTTGATGAGATCGTGTTGTCTCATGTGCTTGAGCATCTTGGGCAGGACACCAAGACATACCTCAATATCTGGCGCGAGTTCTATCGTGTGCTAAAAGATGGTGGCAAGGTTCATATTGTCGTACCCCACCACAATCACGACAACTTTCACCACGACCCTACCCATGTTCGCAAAGTCACGCCTCTTGGGGTTGATATGTTCAGCCAAGAGAGAAACATGGAAACTATCCGCACTGGTGGTCAAGAGACTACGCTAGGGTTACAGGTAGGGATTGACATTGGTGTAACGGAAGTTGGCTACGATCTGACCCCTTGGTTTCAACAGCATGTTGCAGGAAAACCACAGGATTGGGCAGAGCGTGAGTTGAATAAGTACAACAACACTTGTTTTCAGGTGAAAATAAATGCCCAAGCATTTAAACCACCAAGGAGCAAAAGATGAAACGAATCTTAGTTATGGGTCTGCCCGGCGCAGGTAAGACCACCCTAGCCCAGCAAATTCTTGACCACTTGCAAAACGAACGCAAGACAGTCATGTGGCTCAACGCCGATGATGTGCGTAAGAAATACAACGACTGGGACTTCTCCCACGAAGGCCGTATTCGCCAGAGCCTACGGATGCGTGAGCTTGCTGACAGCTACGATGTGGACTATGTGATCTGCGACTTTGTTGCTCCCCTTGTAGAGATGCGTAACAACTTCAAAGCTGACTGGACTATCTGGGTTGACACCATTGACCAAGGTCGTTTTGAGGATACCAACAAGGTGTTCATTCCTCCGAAAGAATATGACTTCAGGATCACTGAGCAAAAGTCTGAACAGTGGGGCGAGTTTGTTGCAGCGCATATCCTAGATGACCGCCGCCGTCCTGTATTTGACTGGCAAAAAGAGACAGTCCAGATGCTTGGCAGATGGCAACCGTGGCATGCAGGCCACCGTAAGCTGTTTGAACGGGCATTGGCTAAGACTGGTCAGGTCGTTATCCAGATCAGAGACTGCCAAGGCTGGAACGGTTCTAACCCGTTTGCCGCCAATCAGGTTAAAGAGTTTATTAGCCGTGATCTAGACACTTTGTACCAAGGTCAGTACGAGGTTCAACTGGTTCCCAATATTGTCAACATTACCTACGGGCGCGATGTTGGATACAAGATTGAGCAGGAATCTTTTGACGATGCTACCCACGCTATCTCGGCAACCAAGATACGCAAAGAGATGGGAATTGAATAAGTACCATGTGCGCTTTAACACCAAGCACAACGGCTCCGACTTGGTGTGGCGCATATTTGAAAATGGTGCTGAACACCTCGCCTCCGATGTAAGAATCGTTGGTGAGACTTTCACGGAGTGTACTCACGAGCACGGCGAAACCAAGTGGAACATAGCCTGTAAAGGCAGACTGGTCTGGGTGGATAAAGTAGCTGTGATCGTGACAGACAAGGACTAGGTATGTTTAGTACGGTTGTCTTTACAAATGGGTGTTTTGATTTGCTTCACCGTGGGCATATTGAGTATTTAAAGGCATCTAAAGAACTGGGGACTAAGTTAATTGTTGGCCTAAACTCAGATGCTTCTGTTCAGAAACTAAAGCCCGGCAGACCTATTAACAATCAGGATGATCGCAAAGCCGTGCTGCTGGCGCTTCGCTGGGTAGATGATGTAATCATCTTTGATGAGCCGACACCGCTCCAGTTAATTCACAGATTAAAGCCTCACATCATTACAAAAGGTGGTGATTACAGACCTGAGCAGGTTGCTGGGTTCACTTTAGTCAAGCGGGTAGTTATCATCCCGTTTTTAGATGGCTATTCATCAACAAGGATAATCAATGCAACTCAAGGGTATCGTAAACAAGGGCTGGGGGTCGGAGCTAATCTGGGCTACCAACGATAAATACTGCGGGAAGTTAATGACTTTCCGCAAGGGTGCTAAGTTTTCTATGCACTTCCACGCTGAGAAAGATGAGACTTGGCTAGTCCAAAGTGGTCTATTCAAGGTTATTTGGATTGACACCAAAGATGCCAGCCGCCATGAAAAGATACTCAACGTAGGGGATACATGGCACAACCCACCATTACTCCCTCACCAGCTAGTTTGCCTAGCAGCAGGTGTGATCTTGGAAGTCTCAACTGCTGATTCCGTAGAAGACAACTATCGAGTTGAGCCGGGAGACAGCCAATGAAATACATGGTTGATATTGACGGCACTATCTGTAACAGCCCATCTAGCAACTATTCAGAGTCAATGCCTATTGTGCAGCGCATTACTAAGATTAACGAGCTATTTGACCAAGGCAATGAGATCCATTACTGGACTGCCCGGGGCGGCAATAGTGGTAAAGATTGGTCTGAATTTACTAAAGTACAACTTGCTTACTGGGGCTGCAAGTACACCACTTTAAATTTCAACAAACCTACCTATGATATTTGGATAGATGACAAGGCAATAGAAGCGGAGGCTTACTTTGAACATTCTAGTAATTGGTGATGTTTGTATAGATGAGTACAGATACGGTGAAATCCGGAGAGTAAATCCAGAATCCACTGCGCCGTTGTTGAACTTTGAGGATAGCGAAGAGAAGATGGGTATGGCGTTTAACGTAGCCCAGAATCTTAAGGCATTTGGGGCTAATGTCACCCTGTCCGTTAGTGAGGAGATCTCGCGCAAGATCAGGTACATAGACCGCAGGACGGGGGAACATCTACTCAGAGTAGATCATGATGTGCGAGCCAAGCCATATAAAACCGGCAGTAAGTACTTTTTCGATGCCATAGTTATCTCTGACTATGATAAGGGTTTTATAACTGACGAAGTTATCTGGAAGTTTCGTCAGAAGTTTCGTGGGCCAATCTACATGGATACCAAGAAGAAGAACTTGGCAGACTTTCCCGGCATTTACATCAAGATTAACCAGCGGGAACTGTACGAATCTACGTCTATCCCAGATCCAGAACATTTAATTGTTACCTACGGGGCTAAGGGATGTGGATATAAAGAATCACTCTACCCGGCTAAGGTGATAGAAGTTGTGGATGTTTGCGGGGCAGGGGACGTATTCCTAGCAGCTATGGTCTACAAGCATTTAGAAACTGGCGACATGGGCCAAGCTTTGCCGTTTGCCAATGAGAAAGCGGCAATATCTTGCCAGAGCATAGGGGCTGTATGCGTATCTTAATTACTGGATACAAAGGGTTTATTGGCCAGAACATGGTCAAAGCCCTGTCAGATCACGACCTAGATCTGTGTGAATGGGGTGATGAGTATTCCCTCTATGGAATAGATAGGGTTATCCATCTGGGTGCCATCTCAGATACGCGCTGTAATGACTGGGTGGCACTGCGTAAACAAAACGTAGGGTTTACTATTACTTTAATGGAACGGTGCCAGCTGTACAAAATCCCGCTTCAAATTGCATCTTCTGCCTCTGTGTACGGCCCAAACAATGCAACTTTTAAAGAGGATGACCCAGTAGTGCCGGCTAATCTTTATGCCGAATCAAAGCATTTGATTGAACGGTACTTTCAAATGATGAGTCCTATATCTCCAGTTCAGATCTTTAGGTACTTTAACGTCTATGGCCCGCATGAGGATCACAAAGGGGATCAGGCCTCGCCATTCCACAAGTTTCGCGAGCAAGCAAAGACGGGATGTATTAAAATCTTTGAAGGTAGTGAGGACTTTAAACGCGACTTTATTCATGTGGATCGGGTCATTGATGTTCACAAGAAGTTCTTTAAGATCCCTGAGTCTGGAATATGGAATGTTGGGACTGGCCAGACTATGTCATTTGCGGATGTGGCTCGCTTGGCAGCAGATGAATTTTCAGCCAAAATAGAGATTATTCCGATGCCTATATTAAATGGGTATCAAAAATATACGTGTGCTGACATGACCAAACTGAACAGGACGCTGAAATGAAGGGCATTAATGCGCTGGCTCATTCTGTTAATGCTGTTAGGGCTAGTTGGAGCCGTAGCCAAGAATGGATGCCATGTGCGCGAGTTCTATGGAATTGGTTACACAATCCACAACCCCACAGAACGGCATCTTCAAATGGTGCTGTGGTTAAAGAACAATGCGCCTTATTGCAAATCCGAAGACTATGTGGTCATTTGGAACAACTTGCCTTCATGGGCGGGTACAGCGGATTCAGCAGAAACTAGAGGGCTAATACTTCGTGGATACAAAGATGCAGTTGATCGGGAAAAGAAGTGAAGATCAGTTACGACAAATGGTATCCGGTGGTGCAGCCAAACCCACCAATGCAGTCCAAGGTGTTTGCCAAACGGGTGGAACGTTTAGACGCTGAGAGGGCGGTGCAGGCACAGATTGACCAGCAGGTGAAGAAGTTTCACCAATATGAGTATGAGATTTATGAATACAGGATGCGGCAGATCACAATAAACATTGACATCACAAACCTTAAACGCGAGATTGACAAACTTGTATGACCAGAAAACCAACACAAACTCCAGTGAAACCTCAGATGGAGACAAAGGAAAAGCTGACGCTGTGGGTCACCCTCATGGTAAGCACAACCCTATGTATCTCCGTGTTGGCCATGGTGGTCAGCTTTATGCTGGGTCTGTGGGCCAAGGAAGTGGACAACGCAGAGATTTTCAAAATGATTTCACCCGCTTTTTCTACTCTTATCGGCGGCATGATTGGGTTCCTGTCTGGTATCAAACTCATGCAGAACGATGACACTAAAAAGGATACAAAATGCTAGGACTAGACGCACTTCTACAAGTTGGTGGTAAGCTGATTGACAAGTTAATTCCTGATCCAGAAGCCAAAGCCAAGGCGCAGCTTGAGCTGGCCAAGATGGCTCAAGACGGCGAGCTGGCTAAGTTGGCCAATGAAACCAAGTTATATGAGGTTGAGCAAGAGAATGTCACCAGACGCACTGAAGCTGATATGTCCAGTGATTCTTGGCTGTCCAAGAACATACGCCCAATGACATTAATCTTTTTGTTGGTAGCCTATTCTGGCTTTGCGATTGCTTCTATCTTTGAACTTGAGACTCGCGGAGCTTACGTTGAGCTGCTCGGCCAGTGGGGAATGCTGGTAATGTCGTTTTACTTTGGTGGCCGAACTATGGAAAAAATTGCAGATAGGGTGAAGAAATGAATTTAACTGAACACTTTACACTTGAAGAACTAACCCACACTGACCACCGCCAGTTTGACAATATCCCAAATGAAGCCGAACTTGAAAACCTCAAACGTCTTGCGGCCTTCCTTGAGGAGGTCAAAACTGCCTTGGGCGGAAGACCAATTATGGTTAACTCAGCTTTTCGCAGTAAGCAAGTTAATGATGCTGTGGGTTCTAAAGATACTAGCCAGCATCGCATTGGTTGTGCTGTGGACATCAGAGTACCTCAACTAACACCAGATGAAGTAGTCAAAACCATCATTGCCTCTGGTTTACCTTACGACCAAGTGATACGTGAGTTTGATCGTTGGACGCATTTGAGCATTCCAAACGAGCCCAGCCGAGCACCTAGAAAACAAGCGTTAATCATCGACAAACAAGGCACTCGGCTGTATGCTTGATGCACACCCAAATTGATGGGAAAATAAGCTATGGCACTTAAAAAACTTATACTGAAACCGGGAGTTAACCGGGAGAACACCCGTTATACCAACGAAGGTGGCTGGTATGAGTCTGACAAAGTGCGGTTCCGCCAAGGCTCGCCTGAAAAGATTGGTGGCTGGGCACGTATATCTGCGTCTACATTCCAAGGTCTGTGCCGTTCCTTATGGAACTGGATCACGCTAGACAACTTAAACCTAATTGGTGTAGGCACTAACTTAAAGTTTTACCTTGAACTAGGTGGTGAGTACAACGATATTACGCCTATTCGCGCTTCGGCTATCCTAAGTAACCCGTTTGCCACAACTAACCTGCTTACCCTAGTTACAGTTACAGACGCAGCCCACGGCGCAATCACGGGTGACTTTGTAACGTTTAGCAACGTAGCTCCCGTAGGTGGCCTTGATTTAAACGGTGAGTATTCTATTACTTACGTTGATGCTAATACCTACACTATTACAGCTTCTAGCGCGGCTACTTCTACTGTAGCGGCTGGTGGTGGCTCGACTGTTAATGCAATCTATCAAATCAACGTAGGCGATCCATACGAGATTCCACTGGCCGGCTGGGGTGCTGGTACGTGGGGCGCAGGAACTTGGGGATTTGGCGGTACATCTACCTCTGCTCTTCGTCTATGGAGCCAGAACAACTTTGGTGAAGACTTGGTTTATGGTTTCCGTGGTGGCCCAATCTACTACTGGGATGCTGGTTATGGCGTAGACGCTGCCTTAGCTTCAATTACCATAGCTTCTCCTGCGGTGGTCACTGCCGCTTATAGTTTGCCAAATGGTTCTCCAGTCATACTTACAAACAGCGGGTATCCTGCTGCTTTGCCTACAGGTTTGTCTCCCGGAACCATTTACTACGTCATTAACTCTAGTGGCAATACATTTAACCTAGCAGCCACTGTTGGCGGCGCGGCTATTACCACGACAGGAACGCAGTCTGGTGATCACTACATCATGCCTAATGGTGTAGACATTGCAAGTTTGGCGGGTGCATCAGACTGCCCAATCATTCAGAACTTTGTATTTGTATCTGACATTAGTCGGTTTGTTTTTGCGTTTGGCTGTAATGATCTAGGATCTACCACACAAAATCCTATGTTGATTCGCTGGTCGGATCAGGAGTCTGTAGTTAACTGGACACCCTCTGCTACTAATCAGGCCGGTAGTGTTACGTTGTCTCACGGCTCAAGCATCGTAACTGCCATTCAAACCCGCCAAGAGATTTTGGTGTGGACTGATTCTGCCATTTATTCTCTCCAATACATTGGCCCGCCAGTGGTTTGGTCTAGCCAGTTGATGGGAGATAACATCTCTATCCTTGGTCAAAACGCAGCGGCTCAAGCTTCTGGTGTGGTGTACTGGATGGGTGTGGATAAGTTTTATCTGTACGATGGACGTTTGCAAACTTTGCCATGCGACCTTCGCCGGTACGTTTACCAAGACATTAACCTCCAGCAAAACCAACAGGTTTTTGCCAGTACAAACGAAGGCTTTAATGAAGTCTGGTGGTTCTATTGCTCGGCTGGCAGTTTAGTTGCCAACCGTTATGTGGTGTACAACTACCTTGAGAAAATCTGGTACTACGGCACTATGGAGCGCACAGCTTGGCTTGATTCTGGCCTAAGAGACTTTCCTATTGCCGCTACGTACAACTACAACTTGGTCGATCAAGAGTTTGGCTTAGACAATAATGAGACAGGTACGCCCGCAGGTATTGAGGCTTACATCTCATCCTCAGAGTTTGACATTGAAGATGGCGAGCACTTTGGTTTTGTTTGGAGAATGCTGCCTGACTTAACGTTCTCAGGCTCAGACGCTTCTCCAACTCCGCAAGTTACGTACACTTTGTATCCTATGCAGAACTCAGGTTCTGGTACTGGCACGGCGGTAAACAAAGATGTAGATAAATTAACGGGCGCTCAGTACACAGTGACTGAAGGCTTTACAGGCCAAATTAATACCCGTGTGCGGGGCAGGCAGTTAATCTTGAAGGTTAGTTCAGACAACCTTGGAACAACATGGCAGTTGGGTGCTACCCGTATTGACATCAGACCGGACGGCAGACGATGAGCTTTCTTGTTACCACCGACTTTGAACTAAACAAGGTAGCCGCGCCTAATCTGCCGTTGCCTCCAACGGAATACGACCGCGTGTATTTTGATCAGATGCTAAACATTTTGCGTCTGTATTTTAATAGGCTTGATGCTTTAACAACTCAGTTAATGACTTCTGGCGTAGTGCCTCCCTTGGTTAATTACACTGTGGCTACGCTACCCAGCGCGGTCACTTCTGGTAAGGGCGCAAGGTCTTTTGTAACAGATGCTTTAGGCCCAACGTTTGGGGCAACCGTGGTAACTGGCGGGGCAGTAGCTGTGCCCGTTTACTCAGATGGAACTAATTGGAAGGTCGGATGATGCCAGTTGATTATTTTGCACAACAATTTGGAAAAGATGTATTTGAAGATACATCGCCTGCAACTCCAGCCCCCATACCTACACCCGTGGCAACTACACCAGCTCCTGTAGCGTTGCCTTCTCCAGCGCCGCCAGCAATGACGGTTAACGATCTGTACACGCAGTATCTTGGCCGAGCTCCTGATGAAGGCGGTCTTCAGTATTGGCAAGGTGCGTTTGGTACGGGCGTTGTAACACCAGAACAGCAAGCCAGCTTTATGCAAGCGGCTCAAGGAGAGCTGGCCAATCGCTCTGTAACTGAACAACAGCAGTTAGCTCCCAACCTTGTAAACAATCAAACAGTAACCAACCTGTCTCCTCAAGGCGTTCAAAAACGAATTATTGATGAGGAACAAAAGCGAGCTATAACTGAGGGTCGTAGCATTGTAAGTGACGGGATTGCATCTCTTCCGCCAAAACCAATAGACACAGGTGGAGAAGGTTTTAAAAATGATATTGACTTTTCCCATCACACGGTTGGAGGTATGTTTAGGCCTGTTGATTTAGGAAATGGAACGTTTAGAACTGCAAACGGAAGCCTCATTGATAAAGAGGGCTACCCAGTTACAGATGTTGCTTCGTTATACCAACAGTACCTTGGCCGAGCCCCTGATTCACAGAGCGTAATAGATTATTGGAAGAAAGAGTTTGGTGATTCTTTAGACCCATCTGAAATTGCTAGATTTGAAGCTGCTGCAAACACTGAAAAAACCAATACAAAAGCAGTTAATGATTTGTATGCGTCTATTGGCCGTACTGGAATGGGCACTGAAATCAACCAAATTGATCAAGGTGGGTTTGAATACTGGAATAAGATTGCCGGCTCTGGACTAACACCAGAACAACTAAAACAAAGATTTAACACGGAAGTTAACCAGTTTTTAATTGACAGGAAAGATGATCCCTATTCAAAATTTGTAGCGCCTACTTTTCTTAAGTCAATTACAGACACCATTGCTAAAGACACAACGCTGTCGGCTTTTGACAAGAACAACAAGATCTTTGAAACTGCTCAGTCTTATGGCATGGATGACGCCGCTATTGACAAAGCTTTTGGCAAAGAAGCTGCTGATGCATATCGTAAGGATTACGGCAGTCAGATTAAATCTTTTATTACAACCTCACTGGCCAAGGATGAGGGCACTACATTTGATGAAATAGCCACCATTAAGAATGAATCCCGGACTCGAGGTCTTGATGCGTCAGAAATAGCCAAGTACTCTGGTTTAAAAAAAGACGGGGTAGATTCCCTGTTTGATGCTTACGACAAGGGTCTTGCTAACCTTGCCAAGGGTTTTGAGGAGGCTAAGACTAAGGCTGGTACAGACGCTACAGCCCTGTCCGAAGCTGAAGCCAACAAAGCCAAGACCATGCTGGCACTCCAAAGCCAGTACAAAGTCACAGATGAAGACCTTGCCAAAGCTGGAAACACCACAGTCAAGGCAGTCCAAGACTACTTAAACCCTGTTAAAGAAGCTCCAAAGACTCTTGAAGCTTTGATGAACGACACCAAAATGTCGGCGGCAGAGATCAGGGCAAAGATTGAAGAACTTAAAACCAACCCAGCCGTTGATGGAATTTACGGCGCGGCTTTGCAAAAGTTCAGCGAAAAGGCTGCTAAGGATTACTCTGGTTCATACGGCGGCAAGAACTACGAAAGCCTAAACCCTATTGCTGTTAGTACGGTTCTAGAACAGCTCAAAGCCCAGCAAGCCGCTGGCACAGCTCAGTACTACCAAGGTGGGGCTAGTGGGGGTAAGAAGGGCGGCTTTGGATCGTTGGATGCAATGACTGAAGACATGGCCAAGAACCTTGTTGCGGCTGGTATTACTGACATTCGCCAAGTTGGTGAAATTCCTGTTTATACGCCTGTAGAAGAAATGTATAAAACGTACAACGGGAAACAAATTCGCACCCAAACTGATGAGGACGGCAAAACTTCTAGTTATATTTACGAGCCTACAGGGAAAATGGTAACGGGTAGTTATGGAGACGGCGGAGATTACGAATACCCTGAAATGCGTATGGTTGCGGTTCCCAAGGATGCAAAACTTGAATCTGTGTATGGTCTTTCTAAAGATGGTGGTGAGTATGGTAGCTACCTTGAACCAGTTGACTCATCAAAATTAACAAAAGATAAAAATGGAAAAATAGTTACCCAAACTAGCACAGCGGCTGGTAACAAAGTCACTGGTGAATTACTATCCAAGGCATCCAATTATGCCGAACGCACTGGTGGTAACTCTTGGTCTGGCACGTTCAGGGGTAAAGGCAACACCGGCTACAACGTCCAGTTTAAAGACGGCAACCCTATTTTTTATACAAGTGGCGCGTCTAGCAGTGATATGGGGCAGCTTGCACCACTCTTGGCCGTAGCATCGTTCATTCCCGGTGTTGCACCATTTGCACAGGCCATTAATGCGCTTTATGCGGCAAGCGAAGGTAACTGGAAGCAGGCTTTGTTAAGCGCGCTACCTGTGGGCGGAGAGATTGCAAAGACGCTTGGCGCTAGTGCAGGAACGTTGTCTAACATTGGTACGGCTTCTAAGATTGCCAACGTGGCAAATGCTATTGACAACAAAGATATTTTGGGTCTGGCCATGAGTGGCGCGGGTTTAGCTTCCGATAAGAATTTGTTTGGCCCAGATGCGTTTAATCCTAGCGCAAATGTTGTTGGCAACTTATCAACCAAAGACTTATTGTCTGGCGCGTCTATTGCCAAGGCTATTGAAAACAAAGATCTGACATCATTGGCAAATATTGGCGCCCAGATGTCTGGAAGCTCGGATGCCGTTACAGCTGCAAAAGGTTTGTCTTTGATAAAAGCTTTGGAGTCTAAGAACCCCATGGCTGCTATTGCTCAAGTAGCTTCACAGTTGAACTTAAACAAAGACGTAATTGGTAAGGCCGGCGGGGGTCTTGCATCATTACCCGGCTTGATAAAGAATGGTGGCAAGGATACACTTACAGATAAGACTGCCTTTGATGGGCTTGGTGGTAGCTTGGTGGCAAAATTGCTTAATCAGCAGCCTCCAGCAATCCGTGAAGCAATGTTGAAAAAAATGACACAAGCGGCTTAATATGGATGAAGAATACAACTTTGACGATATGCTTGACAGCTACGGCGGTCAGGAAACAATGCCGTCTAATTTTGACTTTGGCAGTATGGACTTCACGCCCAACTTGCTTAACTTGCCCGACATGGCTCCGGTCAACTACGCCATGCCAACGGTTGATATGAGTCAATATAACTTTGGCTCTTTGGATGCAGGCCCAGCGGCCACACAGTTGTCCAGTGTAGATCAGGCTTACTTGAACCAGCTCAATGGAAGTATGCCGGCTCAAAAGGGCTTTATGGATTACGCCAAGGAGTATGGGCCTTATCTAATGTCGCCCAATCCTCTAGCAGCTATTTTGATTGATAAATTGTCTGGTGTTGTAGGTAATGCTATTGGCGGCAAAGAAGGCCAGTTGGCTCAAACTGGAACGTCCAGCTTGTTAAGCGGGGCAACTCCCCAGCAAGCACTGATCAATACGGCACTGTCAGAAGCTGGCGGTAGGACGGCTGAAGGTATCTCAAGCTTACTGCCTAAGAGTGAGAACCCGTCACTGGTTGAAGAGTATTTAAGTAAGGCGGCTCCTAATGTGGGGGCTCAATTGGTAGCGGCGTTATTGACTGGTAACACAGGATCACTAGCACCAATGGTCAGAAATTCTTTGTTAGGTACCGGCAAGAACATGGCGGCTAACAGGGTGTTTGGCTCATTAACTGGAGATTGATATGGGTGACGAATTTGATTTTGGTAGCCTAGACGCTGGCGAGGGTGCTTTTGATATTTCCAGCTTTTTGGGCGGTGACAGTGGGATTGACTTTGGGTCTTTAGATGCTGGCCCCGGCGCCATGGATCTGTCCGGCCTTGAGGGCATTGACCTATCTGCTTTAGTGGGTGGCGATAGTGGGATTGACTTATCTGGCATAGATTTAGGCCCAGAAGCTTTTGATATTGCCAGCTTGTTGGGTGGTGATACAGAAGCGTTAAACCGTAGCCTTGGCTCAAAAAGAGTCAACCTTGATGAGTATGAAAGAAATCTCCTAGGCCCCGGTGACTTTGATCAAGCAGCTCCTCCAGCAAATATTGCAGAGCTTTTGACTTCAATGAACCCTAGTTCAGCTGAGAATCTTGCAGCTACAGACTTTAATGCTTTGTATAACGAAGGCTTAACGGATGAGCAAATTGCTAACCGTGAAAAGCAAATGGACTTTTACAAGGATAAAACCCAAGACTTTGGCGGCGCTGATGTCATGCAGTACTTTGACGAGTACGACAGGAACATGACCGACATCATGCGAGACAAGGGCGGGTTTACCAGTCAGTGGCAAGATGTTGGCGGCAACAAGGTCATGATCAATGATGACCCGGTTGGCGGAAGTACAGCTACAGTTTATAACCCAACCACTGAAAAAACATCGTATTTAAACGAAGCTCAGACCCAAGCGTTAATTGCTAACGGCACCCTTAATACCAAAGGTTCCGGTTACGTGGATGCAACGGGCGGCAAAGGCTATGTTCCCGGTGGCGGCAAAACTATTACCAATGCTGACGGCACAAAGACCGTTATCACTGGTGACGGAAAAGTTTTAAAAGTTGATAAAGACGGAACAGTCACTGATACTGGGAAGAAGGTTGACGTTAACGATAAAAGAATTGAAACAGATACCAAAAAAATTATTAAAGACGCAGTAACAACTAAAACACCAACAACACCTAAAACACCAACTGGCAAAAAAGACAACAACAATATGCTCATGGCATTGTTGGCTTTGATGGCCATGATGAATAAGGGTGGCGGTGGCTCCAAGGGTTCAAGTGGGACAATCCCATCTTTACAGGCCAATCGTACACAACTTCCATACGGCCCAATATCTGGTTCACAGGCGCGTCCCGGAGCTGGTGGAACTACTTACTTCTCACCCACCACCTATACACAGCGAGCCGCTGGCGGTGGAATGATGTATGGCGGTGGTGGCATCTCTGATCTGGGTGGTTACTCAGATGGTGGACGTTTACTACGTGGCCCCGGTGACGGCGTATCAGATTCAATTCCTGCGACAATCGGTGGTAAACA